TTTGAGCCTGATGCGCTGTAGGTAGAACCGATTCGTTTGGCTGAGCTGTAAGCCTGATCAATGCTGATCTGAGCTGATTGCGTCAAGACATGATTAATGTCAGCCAACGCAGGACTTGAGGCAAAAAATGTTAGACAGGTTACAAAGAAAAAACGTCTCATTTTGGCTTGGACGTAGTTGTTTCCTTGATTGTAGGGTCTTCTTTCTTCTTGCCATTGGCGCGTTTGATGTTGACCCCTACGGAACTCAACGTCCCAGTCAATAAACTCGCGGGGAAGGTTGGATCCATGGCTTTGACGTGACCCAGGTAATTAAGGGTCAGCATTGCAATCGACCACGTAAGAACAGCGAGTTTTACAAAATCCGCCAATGGCGTTGATTCTGGCTCTTGCTCTTGCTTAATCTGTTCTTCTGCCATGATGAAGTCACGCTAAAGGTCGAATGGTGGTTGAAATCTGGGCTGCTGTTGCTGGAGCGTCAATAGGCGTAGCGGCTTCTGGCATCAAAGGAGCCAACCGCGAAACCCAGCATGGACGTGATTCCTTAGTGCGCCTCACCAGTGCTGTCGATAATTTAGCGTCACGGATGGATGTGCTTCACGCTGATCTGAGGGTTAGGGATCAGGAGCTGTTCGCCCGTATATCAACGCTGGAACAAGATGTTGCACGACTGGAAGGACACGCCAATAGGAATTAGACTTTTTGCACACACAGTAATCTCATGGTTTTACTACTAAAGCCAATTCTGTTTGGATTCATCAAATCAAAAGCCGTAAAACAGCTGCTACTTGACTGCCTAGTCAAGATCAGCGAACAGACTGATAACGAGCTAGACGATGTGGCCTGCACGTATCTCAAGAATCTGCTATTTCCGACCGAAAGGGTAGAGAAGTAGTTTCATGCCATCCGTACTTGCTGTTGTGATCAGCGTTTTTATTGTCGTGCTTGGTAGCGGCGCAATGTTTATGACTGGTTTTGCGGCTAGGCACACACCATGTTCTCCGGCATCATCCAAGTAGTTTTGCTGTCCAGCGTTGTGTCATTAAGCCTGCTTCCCTTCTTCAAGTGGTTTCGAGAAACACCGCATCAGATGGCAGCAATCAAGCAGTTGGAGGACTCGCTGCTAGAAAAAGATCTGCTGAATGAGGATGCGGAGTGGTTTCAGACCTGGAAGACCACTGGTCGCAGCGAACAGGTTTATGGCGTTCCGTATTACAGCCAATTAGATAGCCGCACTGGTTACGGCTACCGAGAATGCTTTGATGCAGCAGCTGCGATGGTTGCTGCGTTTCACCATGCCACCAATGGTTTAGACGAGTATCGTCAGGTGCGACGTAAGTTTGGCGATACAACTGAAGTTCATTCTCAAGTTTCTGCGTTGAGGGCTCTTGGCCTAGATGCCGAGTTTCGCAAGAACGTGAGGGTAGAGGATATTGAGATCGAAATTGATGCTGGCCGTCCGCTTGCAGTGGGCTGGCTGCACCGTGGAAATTTTGCTGAGGGCAAGCCTGCAGTTTGTGACAGTGACGGATGTGGTCATTGGAGCGTAATCGTCGGGTACAACACGGACGAATTTATTGCCATGGATCCGATGGGTAAGCCATACATGGAGACTGGGGGCCATAACCCCAAGAGGTCAGGCGAACTGATCAAGATGTCGCGGCCTGCTTTCTATCAACGCTTTTTGATTGAGGGTGAAGCAAGCGGCTGGGCCATATTTGTGGATCGTTAGGCAGCGGCTAAACTGCCTTTTTACTCTTATCTAGTGGCAGTCCTTTGTGATTGGGAGATTCGTGCGCGTTGTGATGGTGGCCAGATGGTGTGGCCCTTCAACCCAGAGCTAATAAATCCAGCCAGCCTTGACGTGGTACTGGGTAACTTCTTGATGGCTGAGTCGCCAACGCAGAAGGAGCTATTTCGAGTGGACATCACAAAAGCGACCAAGGATGACCCATACATGCTTTCGCCCGGCAGTTTTTGCCTGGCTGAAACACGCGAGTGCTTTAACCTCCCCGACGATGTCTCCGCTCAGTTTGTACTCAAGTCAAGCCGCGCCAGAGAGGGCCTTAATCATCTTCTTGCTGGTTGGTGCGATCCAGGCTGGCACGGAAGCAAGCTCACCCTTGAGTTAAAAAACGAACGCCGCTACCACGACATTCCCCTGTATCCAGGGCTCAAAATTGGCCAGATGGTCTTTCATGTAATGAGCAATATCCCTGTCCATAGCTATGCGATAACCGGCAACTACAACAATCACCTGACAGTAATGCCAAGCGTTGTATGAACTGGGGCTACATCACGGCGTTTTGGACGACAGTCGTTATGAACTGTGTGCAACCAGTCAATTGGGAAGCTTGCTTACCAGTGCAGGACTGGTTGTTCCCCGCTATAGGCGATTACATACGGTTTAGGACAGAGGAGCCTTATGCTTCCGAAAAACGAGCCTTGAATTTGTGAGTCATAGCTTTAGGTTTGCCGAAAAAGCACCCAAAGTTTTCTTTGTACAAGACGTTTTGTCGTACAAGGACTTTGAGGCTGTAAATGACGAGTTCAAGCCGCTCAACAACCATTGGTCATTTACTAAGTCAGAACAGCATGGGCAGGCTCCTGTCTTTGGGAACTTGGCTGAAAGTCGCGGCGGCCTTTCGCTGGGCGATTGTCACAAATTTATTGAGATCGGCAGCAAGATAAATTTGCTTAGCCAAAAAATCCTTGGCAGTGCAACTCAGCTGGTGCGTATCAACACCAATATCCAGTTCACCGGTCAAGAGTCAAACTTTCACGTTGATTCGTCGCCTGAGATGCGTTGGTGGAGTTTTGTCCTGTTTGCAAATATGAGCTGGAGCACAGAGTGGGGCGGAGAGCTGATTATCAACACCAGCGGCCATGACTACCTTGGCTTGCCATTCTTGCCCAATTGTGGAGTGCTATTTGATGGAAGCCTTCCTCATAAAGGTTCAGCACCCAATCGACTCTGCTTAAACCATCGGCAATCTGTGGCCTTTTCGTTGCAGCAGCTTTAAACACGCTTTGTGCATGGTTACATTCGGTTCAAGACCGAGGATTCTTATGCCTCTGGAAAATGATCCTTACGATCCGTTCGGCTGGATGGTGGTCGAACAGAGCCTTGAAGAAGAGCTAACGGTCGAGAGAACAGTGAGAGAGATTGATGATTGTGATGATTTTGATGCTGTTAAGGGCGTTTGCACCGCTCTAGTTCGCCAAAACTGGCATCAAGCAAAGCTCCTCCAGCAAGCAGTAGGTCGCATTGCCTTGATGGACTACGAAGAAACTTTCTTCGAGTAAGCCTGCACAGCCTGTTCATACAGCCACTTGGCCTGCCAATCCTGCTTGTGATATTGGACTGTCCCCGCATAGGAAACCTCCCACAGCCACACGCCGTCTTTCAAGACCTTTTCAATTTTTGGTGTTGGCATTCTTGAATTGATCTACGTACATAATTGCTTGCCAGTAGTCCCAAGAAAACCGACAGACCTCGCCCCTTGGTTTGCAGCTTTTGTAAATAGCTTCGCCCCTAGCATCGACGCCTTGGATGATGTAATACCCATCTCCACAGTCAATTGCGTCAGTCGGTATTTCGCCAGAAATAGGCGCAGTCTTTGGCAAAGCTCCCACCAGTCATCCTCCCCTCAAGGCAGCCGACATTGCAGTCAGCGTTAATTACTTCCCAGTGTATGCACTGCATGCAACGTGGTCTGCCATCTTCAAGAGATCTTGCATCTGCATAAAGCTGCTCTGCCTCAAGGATTGCTTGCTCCGGTGTGACTGCATTAAGAGGCAGCGAGACTCGCTTGGTCTTGGTTTTTATCTTGGCTCGCCATGACCCATCGTCTTCTGAGACGACCAATCGCCCTGCGTGATAGCGATAAGAGGCCATGGCTTAAGAATCAAGTGATATATGGCCAAGATATCTCCACATCCTTTCTCCAGATATCATCATCAATCGCACGTTTTGACACATAGTCTCTAAAGACCTGCTGCAGCTCGGTTTTACTAATATTCAATTCCGCAGCCTGAATCGCCACGTTCGTTTGCCCCTCATAAAGCTCATCGAGCGCATCTTCAAGTGATTTCACTTAGAGCGAGCATTCAACGCACAAATAATTGTGCAAACAAGTGGCTCAAGTTGTTTCGCTGGTACGTCATATCGACGGTTAACCGCGTCAATGGCTCGATCAATAGAGTCGCGACCCTTTGAGTAATGCTTAGGCTTGATTTCAGGGACTGGCGCAGGTTGATTTGCCTCGCTTAAGACACGAGCCCTAAGCAGCTCTTGACGCGGAATACCGCGTTGCATGGCTTCTTCGTTAAGCTGGTCTCGCTCTTCTTCGGTCAATCGAACATCGACGCGCACAGGGTAAGTGCGGTTGCAATCAGGCATTTGAAAGTAGTTGAATTAAGAGTTGGATTCTTTGCCGATCTGACGCATTGCGTCTTGGCGGGATTCGGTCATCATCTTGTCTGCAACCAAAGGGCCAAGTTGATTGGCAAGCCTTTGACGCAAGAAGACCAGATGATATTGATCGATTTTTGATAAATCATTCTTCCTGATCTCAGAAAGACGATTGAAGAACTGCTCAGTGATATTCAGCTTAATGCTGAGCTTGTTAAGAGTCTCAGAATCAGCAGTATCGCGTTCTTCATGCATGCGCTCACGCATCTTGTCAATTGCAGTGGCAAGTTCTCGCTCAAGAAGCAAGGAATCACTGCGGTTTAACTCTTTCAAGTTTTTTAGATAAAAAACCTGTCCAAGGCTTCGACTTTCGTAATAAGGATGAAACATCGGTAAAGGTACTAAGCGGTCATTGTACCCGCAAAGACTTGCAGGCACACGGTTTTACTGGTTCAAGGCAATGTGATCTTGATGGCTCGACCAGCCTCATTCACACTCGCAAGTGGATTAGATTTTTGAATCATCCACACACCAACCTTCGCTAAAGGTGATACCTCAATTTTGAATTTTTGAGATGGCAGTGGCTCAAGGTGTTGAATAACCCAAGACGGTGGCTCAATTAGCCAGACAGGGCGATCACTGCCCCATCTGACCATTGATAACCCAATTCGTTCAATCATCGTTAATAAAGGCATCAATAAGCTTTTTTTGATCTGCCACTAGTTCAATGGCTTCCCAATAACCATCCATGATCCGCTTGAGCTGCGAAGTAGGGATCGTCACATGAGAATCATCACCCAAGTCATCAAGGGCGACATCTAGGCACCCTTTGATTAACTCAGCTGGAGAGTTTGGAATTTTCACGTTAGAAAAATTCCTCCACAACAGCTCTACCAGTGTCTTGCGCCAAGCTAGCGGCAGCAGCATTGACCTCCTTGGCAGGTTGCTGTTGTTGCAACGAATCAGCATGCGCGGCTATTGCCTGTGCTTCTTTTGCTTCTTCAGCAGCCATTTTGGTCTTGTAATGAGGCTCGAAGGACAAGCTGAGGAACCTCTTGCCGTTGGAGTCTTTCGTCCAGCCGGAAATCTTGACAGGAATGATTTTGTCATTCATATAGCTGTCAGATTGCAGTTCTGTCCTGGCTGCCCAGTGTAGATACTGAACGAACTCTTCTAATTGACCTAGAGGCATCTTCAAGATGCCGCCATGCGTCGGAAAGTTTGGGTTGTTGTTTCTGTTGTCAGCTGGATCGTTTTTGAAGATTGCGCTGCTGAACTTAAATTCCATGATTTACTCAGGGGTGATGGTTTTGGTGTTTTCGTACTGCTCTATGTCGGACAACTTGTAGAGCACCTTGTTCTGAAGCTTGATAAACGGGGGTCCAGATCCCGTCG